CGCAGGTTCGCAATGAAGCTCGACGTCCCCGTTATGGAGACTTTGGGTGTTTCAGGAACCAGCAGTGGCTACGTCGCACCGCCTGCAGTTGCGTATCACAATACGTACTACAGTTCGGTCGTCGTGAGTGCGCGGTCAACAACCGCGGACCGTGCCAACCTGCTGAGCCTGGGATCCGGTTTTACGATCGGTGCTTCAAGCACGACCGCAACCGGCATCCTGAGCCAGACCTCGGCCGCTGACGCCTTCAAGGCGTCTGTGTTACCGGGACCTGTGTTCTTCACTCAGGGGTCTCTCCCTTTCTAAGGGATGACCTTGACGATGAGTCAATGAGTGATACGATCAATTGGCTAATCAACTAATGGAGGTTGCTCTAATGGGTAACTGGATCGATAAATGGAACACGGAGGAATCTAAACAATTTCTCCTCGAAGTCTCCCTGTTCCTCTCGAAGCTCGGCGGTCCTTTAACTAAGGAATTAACCGCACTTGTTGAGGCAGATGATTATGTCGGGTTGGCTAACTACCAATTCGATTATAGTTTGCCCTATGACGTCCGGGATTTCTTCCTGGCGCGTCAAGTCCACGCCCTGTTTCAAAAACAGGAATGGAGAGACATAGGTCTTAACCCTCGTAAGAGGGCTGAAGATAAGTTTTGGGAGATGGAGAAACGCTGTAAAGAGACCAATACCAAAATCGATAACGGTCAGCTAAGTGCTGATGTTTGGCGTGTAGTTACACGCGCTAGGCAAAAAATCCGTTATATATTAGGTAGTGTGCCTTCTCTGGACCAGTTAAAGATCTCCTTTGGGCCGGGGGCCACGACGAACGTGAAAGGCAGAGACGCTTCGCCTCGTGCGAAGCTTAATGCCAGACTTGCGTGTAGTAAGGACATGCTTCCTGTGGTAGGTGACCTCTTAGCAGAGGCACCGTTGTGGACTTGGCACCATTCAGGCCTACCTTTGGTAGGCTGGGAAAGAGCAGCACGGTCTGATAAAGACCTACTGATGTATCCTAGTGTTGAAGTTCACCCGGGGAAATTGTCCTTCGTCAGTAAAGACGCACGCTCTATGCGACCAATTGTGATTGAACCGGGGCTCAATGGGATGACCCAAAGAGCTATCGGGGCTTTTATGAAGAAGCGCATGCAGCTTTATGCGTCCCTGGACCTCACAGACCAAACCAGAAACCAGGATCTAGCAAGAAAGGGGTCGATCGACGGTAGCTTCGCTACCTTAGATCTGTCTTCCGCTTCTGATACGGTTTCATGGTCTGTGGTTCGCTTACTTCTTCCTGAAGACTGGTTTGATTTTCTTGCCAGTTACAGGACCGGAGACATTTCTGTCTCTAGGGGTAAGGACGAAAGGGAAGTTGAGTTGGAAAAGTTCTCCAGTATGGGAAACGGTTATACATTTGAGTTAGAGAGCTTGCTCTTTTTCTCGCTTGCTGTGGCCGCTACTGAGCTGGAGTTCCGCTGTCCGATCGGTTCTGGACGAGTAGACATACCGCCTGACTTTCGTTGGGCGGCTAGTACATCTCGAACAGATAACTGGCCAGATTCCTTCTCTTCTGTCAGCGTCTTCGGTGATGACATTCTTTGTCGCACTGAGGTTTACGCAAGACTTGTTGGGACCTTAGAAGAACTCGGTTTCATCGTTAATGGTGAAAAGAGTTTCTCGACAGGTCCTTTCCGAGAGTCTTGTGGTGCTGACTGGTACAAAGGCGAGTGCATACGTCCCTTCTACGGCAAAAAACCGTGGTCGGAACGAATCCTGTATACCTTCCACAACTTTGCAATTAGGAACTGCGAGCCTGAATTGGCCGCCTTTCTTTTTGCAAAAACCAACCCTAGTATGAGACTTTTTGGACCCGACGGTTATGGGGATGGCCATTTAATTGGCTCCTATGACCTGAGATCCAATCGGAAACTGAAAAGGAATGGGTGGGGTGGTGGATTCTTCGATACCTACACCCTGAAGCCTAGGCGCCTAAAGAAGCGCTACACTTCAGACTGGGTACATCCGAGCTATAGCGTATACACGCGTGCTTCGGAACGTGACTATCTTGACCCTGACATCGTCAGGGGCTCGAAGGGTTACGCGAAAGTATCACTATACACACTTGCACCAGGGGTGTTCAAACCTCTGATTACCGCCTCACTTGAGGCATGGGATGAAGAGTTGAGCTAGATTTCTAGCTAACTCGACCCCATGACAGCTCGGAAAGACGGCTGGAGCGGCTAATAGAAATATTAGTCCACTAGGTTTTGCTGCTAAGCAAAACCTTTC